CGAAGTCCATACCTAGACCATATACGTCTGCGAAGTATGAAGAGTTAGAGATTGCCATACCAATACGGTTCACTTCTGTACGTGGTGCTAATTTCTTAACATCACCAGAGCGATTCATATTCGCACGATCATAAATGTAGTATTTATCAGACTGTCTTTGTACGCCCACTGTTGGGAATACTTTGTCAGCGATAAATGTTGATTGTTCTTGTACATAAGCAAGCGTTAAGTTAGATAACGGCTGATCTATATGTACTGAAGAGGGAGTTAATAATGGCATTATGTTATTCCTTTAAAATGCTGATTTAGGCCGCTAAATTGCCACCTTGGATCATTTCTATTTCGATGATTTGTCCATCTACACCAGCTTCACGGGCATAGCCTAAGATAACGTCACCAGTTGCGGCTGTTAAAGCATCGCCAGCGGCGTCTGTTTGTACTGCGGCTCCAGCGGCAATACTGCCACCAGCAGTTACCATTACTGAACCCGAAACGGTTACAGTTACAGCGTTGCCAGCGGTTCCGCCTACGATGCAAACACCGATAGCGTTTTCGCCAGCAGAATCAGCTAGGTCTACTTGACCATCTGACTCAAGAGTTACGAATTTGAATTGTGCTGAAGATAAATCTTCTCCAGCGATGAAAGTACGGTTGTCACGAGACTGCATTACCGCCATGATTATTCCCCTTTGTAGGTTTTGTTAATAAGTGACTTACCTTCGTCAGTCTTAGCTACAACAGCGTAAGCCTTGGCGTATTCACTTTTCTTTAGTTGGTTGTCGTCCATGTAGGACTTTACAAGACTATCTAGTTTGTCTGAAGATGAGGCAAACTCACCGTCTACATCGGACTTACCAAATTCTTCCATAGATGCTCCGATAGATGCGTCACACGCCTTCAATGCTTCCATGATTTTTTCTTCTTCTGCGAACTTCTCTACTAAAGACTTAGCAACAGCTAGGTCAAAGTGTGGTAGAGCTTCTTCAGCACTCTTAGTTAGAGCAACGTCAGCTTTTTCTAGAGCCGCCGCTTCAAGTGCTTTAAGGACTGGAGCTGGAATGTCAGATTTAACTACCATCTCACCCTCTATGTCCATCATTTCTACTTCAGCTTTCTTTTCGATTGCCTCAGCAGTTATTACGTATCCGTTGTCGATAAGACCTTTACGAAGTGTTTCATTTTCAGCTTTAAGTGCTTCTACTTCAGCTTCTAGAGGGTTAACCTCTTCTGCCTTCTCAGCAACTTCAACTTCTTCTGCAACTTCTTCAGCTTTATCCATGTTGTATCCAAGGGCTTTCATTGCGTCTGCACGACCACAACCTTTGTCCTCCATGTAAGCGGCTACTTTAGTTTCCATTTCTTCATTCATTTTGTTTATACCTTCAAAGGAATTGTCACGCTTGAATAGACTAACCATTGCCTGAGCATTGGCTGGACGGTCCACTAGGGATAGTTCTTCAAGGTGCAAGTTTTTTAGGAGATTAGGCAAGTTAGATTTCCTCCTTAATAGCACGTCCACCTATAGAGAACGCGGCGAGTTCACCAGACTTCACCATTGCCCAGACATCATCATCGAATACTTTGTAAGCGACAACCCATCCTTCACGGTCAGACTGGATACCTAGAGAATCACCAATTTCTTTAGTGATCGGGAGTGAGTGTACAACGACACCTACTTGATCCCCTGTGTGCATAGCCTTGCCGACTCGCACATGCTCCATAAATTCATTAACAGCTTTCACAAGAGTGTCAGCCTCTATTACATCACCTTGTCGGTCTACTACAGCTTCACCCTTTTCGGTTACTACTGAAGCCCAACCATAGACTAATCGTTGTTCGTCGTCAGTCTTAAGGATCTTACCTTCAATATTTGCTTTAGTCATATCACTCACCGATGTATTAGCTTCCCACATACGACATGACCAATAGCCAGCCGTTGTTTTATCTTTCTTTGTATCGCAAGAGTGCCTAGAGCGGAAATTGGCTCTTGCTTTAGGGTCATCTCTTCGGATCTCCATATTAGGATCTCCAAATGTAACTCTCTTAACCTTACCACCAGACTGTACAAAGACTTCAAACTTCTTGTTGCCCCCTTTGATGCGTCTAGGCTTGTTTAGAGTGACTTTCTCTCCTTGATAGTCAGCCTTAGCAAACTCTGTCTTCATTACTTCAGCTACAATGGCTCTGAGAGCCTCTATGCGGTCCACTGAGGGCTGTTCAGCATCTTCTGGGACTTTACCCCCCATATAAGCCATGTAAGCCTCGTGTGAGGCCGCTGGCATGTAAACAGCTTGACCTTGGTAGTCGTATACGTGAGTTGCTCCATCTAAACCTAGATCCATAGACCTAATTCTAGCTTCAGCTTCAGTTGTAAATACGTCTGTTGCGTATTGTCCTTTTAAAATACTCAATGGTTTGGCCTCGCATTATCTACTAAAATTAAATCAAAGTTGCATGATACTCGTGTGCCAGCACTTTCAACTTGATAGGCAATCATGTCTATGTCAGTTTTCTCAGGAAAGTGTAGCGGTATAGTGAAATCATATCTATAATTATTCTCGTACACCTCAGTTAAGTGTCTAATCCTAAAAGACCTACCAAACTCTCTTGCGTACAACCTACACTGAGCGTCCTTACCTTTGTTTGTAGAGAAGTCAAGATTAAGTAGATAAGCGGTGAACCCAGCAGGTACTGTATAAACAGCCATTAGGGTCTGAGCTAATTCAGCATCAACCTGAGCTACTATAGTACCTGTAGCACTTGTGGTCCTAGCTGTAACAACACCTGAGTTAACAGTGCCGTGATTGTATTCTATACGATAAATACGCTTGAACTGCTTAACTGTAGTAACTGCTGTAGTACCACTCATCTGAATAGACTCAGTTATAGGGAGGTAATTCTCATCGAGTCCCTCAAGGAGAACAGTATCTGTATCAGTATTGTCTGTTGATATAATATACAAAGTCTCCGCAGTGTCTAGAGCAGACCAAGGGTAAAGACCTCCAACACTCCAGACACTTTCTGGGTCAGAGTTAATACCTATATCGAAATTAGCACCGAATTTCTGCACTGACGAATAATAGTTAACATCTCCCTGAGCTATAGCTAAAGGATCGTGTTGATATATAAGTCTTGACCAAGTTGTCATTTATAAATCCTTTAGTTACAGCCATACTCTTTGTGGAGCATCAGGTGTCACACCATAAGATGTGTCTAATGTTTCTACAGTTTCTCTAACTGCATCACCTACTAATCTAATGTTCACATGCCAGCCTGTCATTGCTTGCATCTCAGGATACTCCATGCCGTCATCATCTGTTAGGGTATTACCTGTAGACTCGTGTAGAGTACCTACAACGTCGATAGAGTAGTCTGATGTATTTGACACTAACTCACCGTCTTCGTTATAGAAGTCTGACAAGACTGTAGGCATTGATGCTTCGTTAGTTAACTTAAGATAATAGTCAATCTTTATTCCTGATTCTTCTATCATGTTGAAGCCTCCTCAATACCTGCGTCTGTTAAGTCTTCATCCCACACTCTAAACTTACCTATTGTACCCATAAAGATGTAGCCAAGTTCTAAGTTAGTAGATGACAAGTCAGGGAGAGCCGTAGGGGTTGTGTTAGCTGTTAGTAGTGTGCCTTCGTGCGCACCATTGATGAACGTAGAGCCATAACGACCCGCAAGGTTGAAGGGTACGTTAAAGTTAGGGCTGTAAACATTGTTTGCGCCAATAACCTCATCGTAACCAGAAGTTGCCTGTCTTTGTATAAACCTTGGTTGGCCTGTTCTAGTACCTGCCGTTGCAATTGTGTTGTAGAGGATGTTACTTGAATCTAGTCTCCAACGCCACGGCAAGACTGTGTTATCAAATCCATCATCAGCATAAGTCATCTTACCGTCTATCTGTATAGACACATTAGTAGAGCTATACGGAAGGTTAGCCGCAGGGACTGTTAGTGTCTCAGCCGCCCTTGTTACAGTTGATCCTGTTGTTGGGATGTAGCTTGATGGGGTTGAGGCAACTTCTGTTTGTGCGCCATAAATATAAACTGTAGATGAACTAGCATTAGATGAACTGTCTAAATTTGTAGGAGCTGTTGCAGAATCCCAAGGGAATGTTACAAGATTGTTATTGGCTCCAGTGTTACCAGTTACACTAATTCTATACCAACCATTATCTACATTTTCAACTGTATTGCTTATATAGGTAGTAGAAGATCCATATGCGCCTGTGTCTACAACTGTACCTGATGCAAAAGAAAAGTTAATTAAAAGTCCTTTAGTTCCAGCACCATGACCTAAAACAACATAATCAGCAGTATCTTTCTTTACATACAGAGAATGCGTAAAATTACCTGATATTGAACCACCTCTTCTAATATAAGGATTAGTTCCAGTTGGCGTTATCTTCCAGCCATTATTCGATCCGTCAGGGCTAGTAACAGAAGAAGCAGTAACACTTATGTTATTTTTAGTATAATTGTTACTGCTAAAAAGATTTGAATTAGTTGCCCTGTTAGTCCTAGCTTCACTCTCATGGAGTACGCCTTCGTTAACCCAAGCAGAGCCATTGTAGACGTGATGTCCAACTCTTGGTGCATAAACAGGAGAGCTTGTTGTTGGGACGTAGCTGTTGCCTGTTGCTGAGTTGTTTACCATTCCACCTAAGCCACTTCGGTAGGTGTGTGGATGCCAGATTTCTATGTCACCTAATTGGTTATTTACAGGGTTGTCGCCTTGTTTTCCAATTATATAGTAAAGCGAAGCGTCACTACTTAAAATTGTAAATTCAAATTCAAGCAAGCTCCAAGTGCTTGTTACTGCACGATTAGCATATATAGCATTGTTACCTGTAGAGGCTCCACCATTAATTCCAAAACCTATTGACGTTACAGTGTCACTTCTTGCCCAGAAGGAATATGTAATTTTATCTCCTGCAGTATATGTGGCAGAAGAAAGAATATACCTAAGAGCGGTAGTAGAGCCGATTGTAAGTGTAGCCGCCGTGGTTGTCCCATCTGGAGCAACAGCATTGTCTACAACAACAGAACCAGTTCCTAATTGACTCCACAAATTCAGCTCTTCAGACCTAATTAAAAGGTTATGTGGCGCCCATTTGATCTTACCATCTGAGTCTGTCATTGTAGCATTACCTGCACGAGTATGTGTTACAGCAGGGCTTAGGGTAGTTTCTGTGCCACCTGTCCTGTAGTAGTTCTGCTTGAAGTCAAACACTAGGTCAGGATCAAAGTTGTTTACAGCATATGCTGAAAGGGAAGCATATCCAAACTTGGTTATATACTTAAAATACCAGTTGGACTTCTTGAACTTGAAGAAGGAGTGATTATTAATGTCGTATCTAACAGTAGTAGAATCGAAAGTCATAGTGCTAGGTAAATTAGCTCTAACATAATCATTGTATATCTTTGTAGGATTGCTCATTAGTCTTCAACCTCATCTTCGATCTTAACATTTATGTTCGGGTCGTATTCTAATTCAGCTATGCCCATAAGATCACTAATAACTTCTGGATGTTGAGACACATCAATGTTAGCACCATTAAGATTACGTAGGAAACTAGCGATCTCACGTAAGTCGTGTGGGGCAACATCACCAGCTTCAATAGTTGGCATCATGTCATAGTTCAGACCGTTCAACTCCCACAGTCGCTCGACCAACTGTTTGTTGAGAACATCTGTGATTGCTTGGATGTAACTCTCAAGCGCACGAAGGAACAGGTCTGTCTTCGACTTGGATAAGGCGTATGAACCACCTTGAGATCCTAGTAGAAGAAACTCGGAAAGCATAGATCTTGCTATGTCATGCTGATAACGCTTAACAATAGGATCAATGTCTATATTACGGCTACCACTAGAAGACATAAGTTCTATATCAACTAGTTTTTGGTTAGTAGGAGAACCATCTTTATCTGGATAGCTGTCAGAAGGTAATATTATGTAACCTTGCTCGTTAAACTTAACATCTCTAAGGATCTGTTGTAAGTTTCCAACGAAACCTGACTGTGCGGCAGAAGCATCACCTGATAGGTACTCAGCAGGAATACGAGCTACTGGGATACCAGCTAGTTCACGTTCTACTGCAATAGCTTCTATAGCTTGTAGGTTATTAAGATATTCATAAGAAGTATAAGCGTTACGAAGAATAGAACGACCACTTGGATCTCCATTTAAACTTGTTGTTCTATAATAAAGAGACTTGTTCGTAGGTATATAGTTTCTGCCGTTTCTATAACCTATCTCTTGTTCTATTCCTAACACTTCACCAGTCTTACGGTCTACATCAAACTTACTTATAGTCCAAGGCGCACGAGCAGATATCTTACGAACACCAATACGTCCGTCTGTAAACTTAGAGTGCTTCTTAGGTGATCTCTCTGTTGGACCTACACGTCTCTTGTATATAACTTCATTCCAGCTAAAGCCATACGACAAATTAGATATAGCTTCTGCTATGTGGTCATCAAGAGAATGTTCCATATCAACTAAGATACTCTCAACAAACTCTTTCTCTACTATAGCTTCAGGGCTATCGTCTACTGCTTTTACGTGTAAGTCTACATCTCTCAGGATCTGCTCAACAGCATACATGACAGCACCAATAGTACTATCGTTATCACGCATCTCACGATACTTGCGTATTGCCTTCTTACCTCGAAGTTCAGGTAGGAACTCGTCAGCACGGATTTGACCGTTGTATGTGTTATCACCAGCTACTCCTAATGTAGATTTAGCTTTTGATTCTGAGAGTTTCTTTACCATGACAATAATACTTCTATAGTTAACGTGAAAGTCCCTTTACACTAGAATAAGCGAGGGAAAGTTTAGGTTTTGTGTATCCGTTAAGTGAGAGGTCAGTGATTGCCCATACCAGAGCATCTAATCTATCAGGAGATCCAATCGACCCTAATGGCTCCCATGTTCGCATTTGTATTTCTAGTTCGTTGAGTGAAGCGTTATCTTTAGGATTTGCAACATGCTTGACCAGTCCACGCTCGTAGAGTGCAGATATTGGTTCAGCTCTAGCAAATTTACCTCTAGATGCACGGACAGCTTTGTAAGGTACTGTGTCAT